TATACAATTGGCAGACTATATATCAACAATGAGTTTTTCTGTAATACACTAGAAGACAAAATAGTTGATAAAAATAAAAATGGAATATTCGATAATGGAGAAAAAAAAGTTTATGGAGAGTCGGCAATTCCGTATGGTACTTATAAGATAATCTATAATTGGTCTCCAAAATTTGGTCGTAATCTCCCAAGATTATTAAACGTTCCTCATTTTGAAGGTATTCTCATACATAGTGGCAATACCGCCGCAGACAGTGCTGGTTGTATTTTAGTGGGAAAAAATTCAGCGGTAGGTCGATTATCTGAATCAAGATATACTTCTGATTGCCTTAACAGAAAGATTGAAGAGGCACAAAAAAAAGGGGAACCAATTACTATCAGTATTGTATGAAACCAATTACTATCATAAGTTGTATTCTTTGTATTCTGTTACTCGGTTCATGCGCTACTTCTAAAAATACGGAGCATCAACAACAGATAGATTACTCCAGTGAACTGCAACAACTTCGCAACTCACTGGATTCTCTTCACATGGATATTGACAAACAATCTAAAGTAACGGCAGACAAATTGAGTAATTTAAAGTTAGAAAATAAAACTGTGTATTTATCAATGCCAGACTCTACCGGGAAACAATATCCAATAAAGCAAAGCATAACTAATATAAACAAACAAGATACCGAGCATACAGAATCAGCTGAAACATTATCAATATCCATTTCACAAATATCATCCAAGCTAGACTCTCTATACCAAAGGGTTAATGAACTTAGCAAATCATCAGGAAAGACTATAGAACTAAATTGGTGGGATTTACATAAAGATAAGATTTATCTATCGGCAATAATTACAATGCTAATAACAATATTTCTTGTTAAAATCAAAAAATCATATCATTTATAACAACCACCTCTATAGCAAAAGACTATTCTTGATAAAACATTAAGAAGTTATGGATTTACATATTAAAGATAGATTGCTTATTCCTTCTATTTTTCCAGAACGGGGAAATTTTATGGATTTTAATTTGAAAAAGTCTATCGCCCGAAAAATTGCTATTTCAGAGCAAGACAGAAAGGACTATGAAATAGTCGAAAAAAAGGAAGAAAAGCGAATTGAATGGAACGTTCAAAAAGACGCAGAAACCCCATTAGTGGTAGAATTTTCTAAAGAAGAACTGGATTATATGCGTAGGTCTTGTGAAGCTATTGCAGAACAACAAATGCCAGATGAAATGTGGGCTGTAGTTGAACGCATCTATAACGAAGCACAAAATTGATTTCTTACTTCTTTACTCACAATCATATCTTCCATACGAATGGGAATCTGTCTTACTGTACGGATTCCCATTTTTTGTTTTAAATTAACAATATGGCTGTAGGATTAAAAGCACCAAACATAAAAATTGATTTCAAGCCATCTCCCAAACAATATGAATTATGGAAATTACTTCAACCCGACTATTGCCCTCATTGTGGAGGGCATATATCACAAAAAATGGTCGGACATGATATTAAAGGAAACCCACAATATAAACCATATTGCACATCATGCGGCTCTGAGAATCTACCACAACTTATTTTAGGAGGCGGTGCAGCCGGAGGTGGAAAATCTTATTTAGGAAGCTGCTGGCTTGTCAGTAGCTGTATGAGATTTCCAGATATACGTGCCGTTGTAGCTCGTAAAACCTTAAAGAGCTTGAAAGGTTCTACTTGGAATACCATAAAGAAAGTATGTAAGGAATGGGGGCTAAAAGAAGGGGTGAATTACAAAATAAACAATCTGGATGGGATATTGACATTTTGGAATGATTCAGTCATCATCATGCAAGAAATGGTTGACTTACCTTCAGATCCAAACTTTGAACGTTTCGGGTCTTCAGAATATACTATTGCATTCATAGATGAGGTATCAGAGATTTCAGAAAGAGCTATTGAGGTATTATTTTCTCGTCTTCGTTGGCGCACAGCAGAAACATTTAAAACTGCTAGAATGATGATGTCAACCAACCCTTGCATCAATTGGGTACGTTCGCGTTTTGTTCAAGACGATGAAGGAAATCCTGTATTATGCAAAGAAGGCGAAGCATACGTACCATTCTCTGTTTTTGATAATCCGGATATTCAGTTTGTACAGACCTATGTTGCAGCATTAAACAAAATTACAGATCGAGCAACACGAGAAAGGCTTTTATATGGAAACTGGGATTTTGTTGACTCAAATCTTATGGCTGCATATTGGAATTTTGATGGCGAAAAACATCTTATTGAACGGTTACGGGAAAAAGTTTATGATCCGATGAAACCAATCATATCAGGATGGGACTTTAATGTCGCTCCATATATGAGTGAGATGGAGTTGCAGATTAATTATGAGAAGAAAGAAATATATCTGCTGGAAGAAAACTTAGGTAAACCAGAGAACAAAGAAAACAATACCCCCAAATTATCTCAAAAAATAAGAGACAAACACCTCCAGAATCAGCATATAGGCGGAATAATTATAACAGGAGACCCAGCAGGATTAGCACGTAGCACGCAAACAGAAGAAGGTGTCAACAACTATACTATTATAGTGGACAATATGAAAAACAATGTGCTAAGGCCACGTATAAAATTGCTTCAGAAACAGCCGCCACAAAGTACCCGGTTGGAGTTTGTCAACGCTATATTAAACGGGTTTGACGGTTGGAAATTCATGGCAGACCTACGGTGTCGTAAATTTACTGAAGATATGATATATCAGCAGAAGAACTCTGACGGCACCAAATCCAAGAAAAAAGTATTAAATCCCAAAACCGGTGGAAAAGAAGAAAAATATGGGCACTTATCGGACATCTTGGATTATGTATTGGTATTGTTTCTCTGTGACTCATGGAGACGGTTCCAAAATCAAAAGACAACAATTGAAACATATACAGCACCAGTCTATAACACTTTTGAATATTAATTATGTATAGAAGGTTTTTAAACAAAAACGATTATCTGGGTATTATTACAGAGGATGCTCTATCGCAACTTACACGTGGAAAGGATATTTGTTTTGTGCAGGCAGAACAAGCCGCTGAAGCATCAATAATGGATTACCTTACTGAAAATTACGAGATTGAACGCGAACTAAATCGAGGTAAATTCATCTTTGAATATGATCGAAGAGTCAGCTATCCTATAGGATGTCATTTTTACTTTGACGGAAAAATATGCGAGGTAATTCAAGCTATCAATGGTTACAAAGCTCCTTGTCCTATTTCTTATTGGCACGAAACAGAAGAGATACTTGACCTAGAAAAAATAGAGCAATATAGCCAGATGAAAAACTATCGTCCCGGAGATGTGACAAAGTTCTTAGGAAGGACATATATATGTGACATCGCCAATGGCGTAGACTTCAACGATATTCGTATTCCGGAAGTTAATGCCTGGGAAATGGTTGATACATACAAGTGGGACACCGTTCCATACAATGAATGGGAAGTTGTAGAATATGAAGGCAAATTCTTCACCTTGCTAACAATGGATAATTATGACTGTCTAGTCAATCCAATGGAATCTGACTGCTGGGGGATGATTGGAGAATATGATCCTTCACTCAATTCTTATGAATTGTCAGAACACGAATATGTAGAATATAAAGGAAAAATTTATTATCCTATAATCAACCCCAATGCTGATGTACCGGAACTGGAAAGGAATATCAGATACCATGACCCAAGAAACTATAACTTGAAACGCCACATGGTTCAACTGTCATTATACGAGTTGCACAAACTGATTTCTCCGAACAATATCAGCACTGTACGAATAGATGACTACGACCATTCTATGCAATGGTTAAAAGACGCTTCCAGGCTAAAATTAAATCCTCAAATTCCGAGAAAAATTGATAACAAGAAAGAGCCTCTTACAGACTGGCAGATGGCAACCTTTCAAACATCTTATGACCCATATCAAAACCCTTGGCATGTATGAAATGGTTTTAATATGATAGCATCATCTCAAAATTAAAAATTAACCTCAAAAATTACATGGATCTTCTAAAAAGAATTAGGCAGAAAATAGATGAATTCTGCTTTAACCACATGAGAATGGACGGTGCCCAGCATCTGATTGCCGGTATCTTGATTTATGATGTACTCAAATACCTTATACCTGTTTGGAGTGCCATATTAATCACTCTGATTATACTTGTCGCCAAAGAAGTTGTTTTAGACAAATGGGTAAAGAAAGGGGCGGCAGATTGGCATGACATAATCTGGGGAGCCATAGGGCTTCTGTTAGGAGTGCTGTAAATACTACTATTAAACTTAACGATACGGTGGGTAATAGTAATATTATTCACCGTATTCTTGTTAATGCTGCTGTAGATACTAAACTTTGTGTTAAAAGTAGTGCTGATAAAGATGATTTTAATGATGCTGAAAAAAAAAGTAAAACTAATGTTGTATCTTTGTCTCGTAAAAACAATTGATTTATGGCAGTTTATATCAAACCAATACCAACATTAACCGGCAAAGTCGCAGAAAAATTTGAAAAGATTGCCCGCGAGAATGAGAAAAAACGAGGGACCGTTGATTTTTCGCGTGAAGTAGAAATGACCAAAAGAATTTTGGAAAAATCAAACCTTCGTAAATTCAAATAGTGGGTACATTTATCGAAGATAATTGCGAATTTGTTGAATGGAGCAGACCTCTAATAGAGAACTGTTCTGATTTTTCATGCACTCACGATAAGGATATTGAAAATTTCTTCAAAAATGATTTTGAAAATTACAACAATCAATTACTTGGTAAATCATACGGTTTCGTCAAGGCTAACACTTCTTTAGAATTAGTTGCAGCATTTACCGTATCCAATTCAATGTTACCCGTTTCGTCCTTACCTAAAAATATAAAAAACAAAATAAATCGCCCAATACCCAATATTAAACGCAACTCTCAATATCCAGCTGTATTAGTTGGACAATTAGCTGTATTTGATTCCTTTGCCGGAAAACATATTGGTGATGAAATCTTGTCTTTTATAAAAGGTTGGTTTATTGATCCATTAAATAAGACTGGATGCCGTTATATTATTGTTGATGCCGCCAATCATCAAAAAGTGATAGATTTTTATCAGCGTAATGGATTCAAATTTATATTTGAAAATATTGCAGATGAAATAGAATACATGAAACTGGACCTAGAACCAGAGTATAAACGTACTCGTTTAATGTATTTTGATTTGATTATCCTAAAATCATAATTTGTTTTCTTCTAACAAAGAAAAATACCCCGGTCACTTAGGGTGAATACCATGTGTCAAAACAGTAATCTGGGCTTTTACCTAGGGATATTCAGTAAATGTTCCTCTTTCTAAAAAATCAAGAGAAAAGCTCACGTAAAGCA